CAAGATGCTCGCAAACTGGCTAAAATTATAAAATTAAAGGCGCCTATTGGCGCCCTCTTTCGTTTTATGCTCCGCGCGGAAACCCGTATTTAGGCTTCGGCAACTCTTTCGCTCCTACCGTAAATCCCATCCGTATCACCTCCGACATGGTAAATTATACTTTCTTAACGTTAAACATCGCAAGCAGCGTCTTATCTGGCGCTTTGGACTGCCGATAAAACACGTTAGGATTGAACGTATACCTTTCCGGCTCACTTCCAACCTTTATTCGCGCGACAACGAACTCCCCATCGAATTTCATCTGCTTCAGCCGTCGGCCAAGCGTATCCGGTGTTACTCCGATCGCCGCCGCTAGCTCTTTCTTATTGAACCAACGGATATGCTTCGGATTCTTTTCGAAAGGATTGGCGCATAGAGCGTTTGTTTCGTAGTGGATGAACGGCAGCATCCGGTAAATCAGTCCGATGTCTGTCGCCTTCACTTCGCTGTATACCTTCTTAATCTTCGCGGTGTACAATTTGACAACGTACTGGCTTCCGAAGTTACCTTTGAAGTGGTAGCGTTCGTTCACCGAGTATATGCCGTCTTCTTCCCGAATAATATCATGCTGAATACACGCGTTCAGAAAATCGTAGAATGTCATGCGCTTTTTCGCGAGCTGGAGAACGGACATCATATCCGCTGTCGTCATCGGAGTTTTATCGCGGCTAGATTTCACGAGAACACCGTTATAGTCGACGTAGCATTGCAGCAACATCAAATACCCGCATTGTGCCGTTGTGAGGGCGGCATAGACTTCGTGAATATAAGACATATTGGCGTTGGAAAAGTCGCGCCTGTCCGTCGTCTGCTTTTGCTGTTCCCGGAAAGCTTCATCCTGGTTCCGATGCCTTAGCGTGTAGTCTGTCGATAGATCTTCGCCCGTCTCTGCGTTTACTACTCGTAATCTTTTCAAAATATCGTCCCCTTTGTCGCAAAATAAAAGAGCGCGGATTTGGCGCCCTCATAACGTATAGCCAGCAAAACGGATTAAAACGGAACAACTAATGAATGAATTTTTCGCCCGTTGCGATATTGACCGTAAATTGTCCTTCGGATTTTCCTTTTACGAAATCGTTATAGCGGTTTCTTCGTTCTTTATTCCGAGCCCTGGCCGCTCTATCAACGAACTTTTCCTCGTATGAAGACCGTTTTCTTCGCGTCGGGACTTTATAATTTCGGCCATCTGCCCCGTACTCTTCGGCAAGTTTTTCGGATGCCTCCGACTTGATACGCTCCTCTCGCTGCGTTTCACTCATGATCGGATACTCTTCGCGAGCCATTTTATCCGGATGAGGGTCCGAAAGCTCCTCGTAGATAATAAGATTCGCCATACGTTCAAGTGCGGCGGAGTCCGGAGATTTGCCGACTGAATCGTGGTAGGCTTCCACAAGTGCGTTAATTTCCTTAATACGTTCAATACGATCCAATTCTCCGGCCTTTGTTCGTTGATATAATTCGGTAATCATTTCGTGCAATAGTGCTTTATCCATTAATTCGTCCTCCCATCAAGTACCCTTCGCCATGTCCCGCCCAATAGTAGTAGATATCTGCGATTGATTCAGCCGCCCTATTTATCAGATGATTAACGGAATCCTTGCCGACACCCATCCGTTTCCCCGCCTCTACTTGCGTCAGGTCTTCGAAATACACGAGCCGGATTGCTTCGCTCTGCCTATCGGTCAGATCCGCAAGCTCAATCGCTTTGTGCAGATCGAGCAGCACTTCGGCAGCTTCGTATTCTCCGAGTCGTTTACGGCTGACGAACTTCGGATAATCGGAAAGCAACGTTTTGACGCCCTCCGCATTGTCCAACGCATATGTCGCTTCAAATTCGCGACCCTTTCGGTGTAGATCGATTTTGACTGATCCGATAACAACCGCCTCCTTTTTCGTTAATAACTTCGTTAACAATCCGTACACTACTGTTGACTATCGGTAACTAATCCGTCTATACTTAACGTAAATACTTTCGTAAGGAGATTCGATATGGCTCTTACGTGGATATCAAACGACTTTGAACGCAACCTCAAAGCGTATATAACAATCGAAAAGCATCGACGTTTGTTTATTTCGGCAGGTGCCCGGCGAATCATCGGATTACCTGCGGACGGCCCGTTTTATCTGACGGTCGCCTATGACGCAGAAGCAAACCGCATTGTGGTCGGAAAGCCCGAACTCGTTAATCAGCCGGACGTCAAGCCGTTTAAGTTCGATAAGCGCGGCAACGTGTCGGCTAGGCCGTTCTTACGTAAGGTCGGCATTGATGTCGATAAGCTTCCGCAACGTTATTATTTGATCGGCGATGGTGAGGCGTCTAAACAACCGTACCTAGCCTATCCGAAGCACACATACGCGTTTCAGTTAGACGAAAGCTGATCCGCAAGCGCTCGCCCTACATACCACGCAACACGCGAAGCGATTCCGTTTCCAACGATCCGATACTGCGCCGATAAGGAGATATCGTCTGGCAGGACGTAAGTATCTGGCGCAGATTGGATTCGGAGACATTCGCGGACGGTGAAACGACGTGGTGCATCAGAGGTAGCGCTTTGGGTCAGCTCATTCGGACACTTAGACCGATAGGTGGCCATAACCGTCCTTGCAACATGTTTTCCATTATTAATCGGAATCCCTACGCCGAAGTTTGTCGTTGTTTTTCCGTCTACAACATTTTGTATATACGCGGGCAGATTCGTCTCCGGATCGTGATTATTAAAAAATTCCGGCAAATCCCCGATAACATCTCGCAGGACTCGCGTCTGATAATCGCCTTCTAACGGCTTCGGAAACTCGAAAGTGAATCCGAGGTCTTTTCGTATTCCGACGATAAACACGCGCTCACGCTTCTGGGCTACTCCGTAGTCCCACGCGCTCAGCACTTTCCAACTAATCTCGTAACCTATTTCGTTAAATCTTTCGATAAGAGCGTCGAATGTTGGGCGATGTCGCTTCGTAATCAGTCCCTTCACGTTTTCGAATACGAAGGCTTTCGGCTGTTTGCGCTCAATAATTTCGAGGTAACGGAAGACTAATTTACCGCGCTCGCCGTTTGCGCCTTCGCCTTTACCCGCAACCGAGAAGTCTTGGCACGGAGGACCTCCGAAGATTACGTCTGTGTCCGGCAAGCTATCGATATCAATTTCGTTAATGTCCGCCTGTTCTACATAATCACCGAAGTTGTGGCGGTAGGCTTTGACGGCATTCTTATCGAAGTCCAGCGCCTTTACAATATCGTAGCCTGCCGCTTTGAATCCGATTGCGCCGAGACCTCCTCCGCAGAATAGTTCGAGTACAGTCAGTCCGTTCTCCGGTAGTTGCGGCGTTAAATTAAAGTCGCCCATATATTCGCTCCTTTCGATTGGTTCATTCGGATGTAAGTGACATGTAGCTTTCGCCATTACCGACGCCGTGATCGTCAAAGCCGGCTCATACCAAGACATTTTACGAAGATATGTCGTTTGACCACCTCCGCTATAAAACGCCCCTTTCATAAACGCCTTCTGTTCTTCTTCCGGAAGATCGTGCCAGTTACCACCATCCGGAATCTTGTGCGCATAGGGTTTCTCATCATTTCGTAACCCGTATCCGTAATGATTCGGAATATTCGTCACTTCAACACCTCCGCCATAATCTCGTCCAGCTTTGCGTATAACTCTTCCGGCTCGCCTACGTTCTCAACTTCGTAATCAACTTCGAAACTGTTAACGGCAAGCTCAGTCGGATGCTCTAAGTCGGCAAGCTCGAAAGCATCGCCGGCTTTTTTGGCGCGTTCAATACGGAGCTCGACCGGAGCTGTTATGCGGATAAATACGAAACCTTCGTCCTTCAGACGCTGATATTCGTTAGACTGCCGACAGTCGTCGATGATTACGCGATTCTTCAGTGACGAATTATTTCCACATTCGCAAGGATGGCGGTCGAGATAGGCGGCTACTTTCGGCATAAGAGCGTCGATCCATACGTCCTCTCCGAAGGCTTCCCGCGCCCACTGTCCAAACTTCTGATAATGAGCGCGTGGCTTCGGATTCCTCGGAACGTGCGGAAATGCGCGGTGAAATGCGTCTTTTAGTTCGTCGCCGAATGCGAACGGCTGGAAATCGTAGTGAAGCGAAATGTATGACGCGGCGAGCGACTTGCCTGCGCGAAGTGGTGCGGTTAGGGCGATCTTCATTGGCGTTCCTCCTCGGTTGCTCCGGAGATATATTCGATCTCGTGCGTAGCAAATTCGCCCACCTTAGCGTTGATGCGAACGGACATCACTCCGTGCAACTTCTTACCGTCCTGATAAACTTCGAACCTTCCAGGTTTCCGACAAATAAATACTAGAGGAGCGTCTGTCGCCGGAAAGCTTTCTTCTATATCCGCTTCCAGGTGCGCCACCTTTCCGTCCGTTTCCTTTGCGGCATATTTCAGCGCCTCCAATTCTTCGCCGTGTCTCCGGTTGTCTTTGTGCAGCGTGTCGATTTCGTCTTTCATACGCTTCATTTCTTCGTACACATAATCGCCCATCTCCCCATTTTCCGCGCGATCATGATCGATTTTACCCTCAAGTGTAGCGATATCATGACGAATGTCCGAAACGGCATTCCGCAATTCTGCGATCCTTCCCGGCCCTATTTCGTACCAACCGAGCTCTTCTTGGATTCGTTTATTCTCGCGCTCTAATTCCGAAACACGCGTCGCTAGGTTAGCGATAACGTCGATTAAGTCGGACGGCTGCGGTTCTTCTTCGGATTCGACCGGTACAAGGACGCGGTATTCTTCGTACGCTGCGTCCAGATACTTCAGGTCATCCGCGCCTTCCACTAAGTCGATTGATCCGTAATCTGAAAACTCGTAACAATATTCCACCGTATCAATTAACCCTTTCGGAAAATCATCGCTCTTAGTTACGATAACCTTCTCGCCTACTTCCGCCTTGCGATCGACCATTTCGTAGCGCTCCGTACCGTCAGGGCCGTCAATGTGGGCGATATTGGTCGGTTCGAGTGTACGGTATTCATATTTACCAACATGGTGACCGCATTCTGTTGCTACGCCAAAACCATAACCCACGTAGAGCTCGACCGTAAATACATCCCCATTTGAATAATGATCTCCATAACCCGGGTCAGCATCGACAATTACAATTTTCTCGCCCAGTTTTGCCTTCCTATCGACCTCTACATATTCGCGCTTAATGCCGCCAAGTGATTCGTCAGCCAATACGTGGATTTTTTCATTAGTTTTCGTCATAATATCGCCCTCCTATTTAATCTTTCATAAACACAAGCCAATGTGTTTTACTTCTCCGGTTTCCGAATAGCGGTTTAAAATCTATGGCTTTAAGAATCTCGCTTAATTTGATTTGATCTTCATTCCATTTGAAAACAAGCGTGCCGTTTGGTTTCAGCACTCTCATACATTCTCTAAACCCTTGCGCAATATCATATTTCCAATTTTCTTCAAGCTTTCCGTACTTCTTGGCCAACCAAGAACCTTCGCCAGCTTTAAGTAAGTGTGGAGGATCAAAAACGACTAGATAAAACGAATTGTCCTCAAACGGCATGTTTCGGAAGTCGGCTAATACATCAGGGCTCACCTCTAACTTTCTACCATCGCTTAATGTATCGCTTAGTTGCCGTATGTCCATGTAGCAAACATCATCGTGCTGCTTATTAAACCAGAACATACGGCTTCCACAGCATGCGTCTAAAATCCGTTTCATTGGTTCAACCTCCCGTTTATTTTCGTTTTACGCACTCCGCAAACACTTGTCGCGATTTTGGTTCCGGTATATCTCGCGCCATATGCCCGACTTTTGCGAGTTCCTCCGCCATCCGTAGAAATTCCTCGGCAACCTCTCTATCTGCTGTGATAAGCTCCCCTACGCGGTAAGCGTCTAATTCCGGAACATATTCGATTTTCATTTGATCACCCGCAATTCTACCGACTGCCGGCCGAACTGTACTGCGTCGCTTCATTCGCGACCAATAGGTCGAGCCGTGCGCCTTTAATTGCGCTTCCCGTATCGATCGCCTTCGCCCGAAAGCTCGAACCGTCGGCGAGCCGGACTTCAACCGTAGAGCCTAGCGCAATCACAGACGGATCGACCGCTATGACGCGCGATCCTTCGTAATAAATCGAATGGCTGACGTCGACTCCCGTTTTGGTGGTGCCGGTACAGCCTTCCGCGCAATAGGCCGTATAAGCTGTCGCGGTGAAAGTCCGCCATGCTGACGTTTTAGTGGCGGTCGGCGCCGGTTTCTTTTTCGACTTCTTCAGCGCCTTGATTTCGTCCTCAAGCGCCTGTATCTGCGCGTCCTTTTTCGTTATCTCTTTCGTTAATTCTTCGTTGCGTTGTATGGCCGCTTCCTCTGGCGTAAGCACGGCGGCTTTGGCGGCTGCTCTGCCGGACAATGACCGGAGAATAGCTGCGCTGTTAGCGTGAAATTCGTTAGGATACCGATAAAATCAGTCCTTTCTTAGCTGTTCTTCGCGAATAAAAAAGAATTCACCTTCGCGAGGTTGTTTTCGTTTCTCTTTAAGCGCCGATGCTTCCGTATCATGAACGGAGTGTAACGTTACCTTTCCGTTACTTCCGAAATCATCGGTATAATCCCACAGCAAATAAACGTATTCGCCCACGACTTACACCTCCTCGAAGAATTGGTCGACCCATGGCTCTACGTTAACGACTTCCTGACGCAAGGCTTCCGCTAGGTCAGCGATCTCCTTTTGCGCACCTTTGCCCGGCTTACGTTTCGAATAGAATTCGAGTAACGACCGTAGATTCACAGTCATTACGAGATTAGTTGCGGCTGCTTGCGGTAGGACGGCGCGGGCATCTTCCGCAGGCACTCCTAACGCTCTCAATTCGTCATATTTCCGCTGTGCGTCTTGCATTGCCGCGATAAATATGGCGTCTGCATCTGGATCGTCGATCTTATCCGGCATAACGTAATCAAAACCGCCAGATCGATCGCCGCTTCCCATCCGTACATAGCGCTGTGACTGGACGCTGAAGCTAAAGCCGACTCTATGGCGTGTAAGCTGCGCGAGTAACGCCCGGCTGACGCCTTCAATCGCAAAGGTGAACGAGATATGCTCAAGCGATGACGAATGGCCCGAACGGACGATATGTCGGAACAACCGATCGGCGTCGGTGCCTGCGCCGCCGTCTGACGCTTTGGAGCCGAAATACTTGGCGCCTTCCTTTGCGACGATTTCGGACGGCTTATTGGCGCTATAACACGATCTAATTGCGGTTAGGGCGACCGCTTGACCGTCAGTTGCTTCAAGTTCCTCTAACGAATTTAAATAATACGGCTGGTCTCCGTCATATCCGCCACGTAGTTCATAGTCGAATTGGCTTCGAAATTTTTCACTCAATTGCGTATGTGCGATTAGCTGTACGTTCATTTTGGTTTCCGCCATTTATTCGTCCTCCTTCGCTAGACTTTCGAAAACTCTTCGGTATTGGTCGTTAATAGATTGCGTAACTATTTCTCTCGCTTTCTCTTTCGTTGTGATCCGAAAAGTGCAATCGTCTTTTCCGTACATTTCGGAAGTGACAACATAATCGCGAAACAGTTCGTTCATGTATTCGAGATCGCCCGCGCCGTAAAACTTTCCGTTAATGAAACATGCGTATGTTTGCGGCATTATATCAGCTCCTTCCCCATCGGTTCTCCGAAATATTCCGGATGTGGACTACCGACCCCGCTACTCCCGAATCCGCCCGCACCCCGATTGCTATCGCCCAACTCGGCCACTTCCGTAAATGCCGCCTGCTCGACCGGTTTAATTACGGCCTGGGCGATGCGATCTCCTTTGCGGATGATGTACGTTCCCGCACCGACAATTTCGTAAGGTATGTCGACCAATGTTCCGCTCACACTTTCCGCATACCCTCGGCAAACATTTATGAGTGTGCCGGCCTCGTTAGTATCGTAAATCCATTGCGCAATATTATCGACAATCACTCCGACCTCGCCCCGATAGCCCGCGTCAACTGTACCGAGCTGAACGCGAAGCTTCATCTTCAGCGTAATGCCGGAGCGTGGCCGGATCTGCATTTCGTAGCCTTCCGGAATCTCGAACGCTAGCCCCGTTTTGACTAGCGCGGTTTCTCCCGGCTCGATGATGACGTCTTCTGCCGCAACCAGGTCGAAGCAGGCGTCTGAGGCGTGAGCATATTGCGGAATTTGTGCATCGGGTGACAGGCGTTTAATGTTTACGTTCATACGAAAACCTCCTTGTTAATAACTGCGTATCTACTTTCGTTATTGGACGCTTACTCGAAGTAGAAATCGTCATCCTGGAGCGCTTCGACCGTCGCTTTTTTGTAAGAATTTCCCTTTTGACTGAAGAAGTCGTGGGACTTTGTTTTTGTACTTAATCCGTTCATTACAATCGGGTTCGGTGTTTCATCGACAAAGTACGAATCGAATCCGAGGTTCATCAACGCCTTGTTTCCGTTGTATCGCACGAACTTTTTGACGTCGTGAGTCAGTCCGACCTGATCGTAAAGGTCTTCTGTGTAGGCGATCTCGTTTTCGTAGAGTTCCGCAAGCAATTCGATAGCAAAGTCGCGCAGTTCGATCTGGACGTCTGGTGACTGACGGTTGTAAATTTCTTGCGCGAGTAAGCCGACATAGACGCCGTGGATCGCTTCGTCGCGGATAATCAAATTAATGATCTCGCCGCTGTTCATCAGTTTTCCTTGACCGTAGAAATATAACGGATAGTAAAAGCCACTATAGAAAAGGAAGCTTTCGAGATAAACCGAAGCGACCATCGCCTTGTATAACGAAATGTCATCGCCCGGCTTAATGGCGTTATATAGGCCGCCAATGATTTCGGCCTTCCGCTGTAGGTATCGATTCGTCTTCACCCATTCGAACAGTCCCGTTATCTTCTCCGTTGGTGCGAGCGTCATGAAGATGTTCGAATAGGATTTCGCATGGACTGCGTTTTCCATCATCGCCATAAAATTTAGGACGGCTTTCCGTTGGTGGCCGGATACCTGGGCGGCAATTAGCGGCATACCTTCATTCCCTTGCTCCGTGTCGAGCAGCGCCAGCCCCGCGAGCACTTTCATATACGTATCCTGTTCGTTGGCTCCGAGATACTTCCACGTGAGAAGGTCGCCGTTTAGCGAAATCTCTTCCGGCAACCAAAACTGCTTAACGTTCTGTTCGTAAAACATCTGCGTGAATCCGTCTTCGTGTTGCGACCAGTTGGCCGCTGTATATTGCGACATTTATTCGCCCTCCTTCTTTAATTGTTTTTCCGGATTTATTCACTACGTCCGCTTAAATATTCGTTCAATATACCTTCATATTTATCTCGCATGAATTTAAACCTGTCTTGGTGCAAGTTCTCGCTCCACCCAGTTAATTCATCAAGCTCCCTCATCTGTTGGAACCCTTTTTGGATTTCCTTATAGTAAAACTCGTTGTCTCCCACCGCTCTCCAATGCCTCGATGTCCTGACTTGTTGGCCTGTTTCGGCTGTTTTCATAGCTGTATTTAAAGCTTTTGTTTTCTTGCTTTGATTAGAAAGTATATTCGATACGATTTTCTTCAAAATGAGATCGCAGTAAATCTTAACGAAGTTAGTTGGTTGGCTCATTGCCCACATCGCCTCCTATACTTATCTCTACATAAAAGAAATTTAGCACCCGAAAAACGTTGATTTTCATCAACTCTCCGTAGGATAATTAAGAAAACAAAAAACGGAGTTGAAAATATGATTAAAAAACGCCTTTCCAGCTACAACACCTTGCAATCACACTTTTACTTATCCTCCCGAAATTGCTAATCTCGCTGCCCAAGAAGGCAAGCATGCGGTATTTATGATTAATAACGATAAAGGTGATTGGGCGTATATCGCTACAACATTCTCTGGAATATCCGAAAGGCTTGAACTTATATTCCCTGTCAGTGGAACTCCTGAACAGATTTCCGAAATTTACGCTGATATTCTTTGGGACGAAGTGGAGGTTTCTAACGAAAACGGACCTTTCTTTTATAAACAAGCGCCATCAGTTCAAGCGATGGAAGATTGCTTTGATCGCCTAGTAACCACGGTGTTTTAAACCACGCAAGACAAGCAACCTTCCTGCCCCGTATCCTTTGTTCGCGCATAGTACAACGTCTTAATTCCTTTGTGATGTGCGTAAAGGTCAATTCGGTTTAAATCGCGCGTCGTCATCGTATCTTTTAAGAACAACGTAAATGAGATACCTTGATCGACGTGCTGCTGAATTGTCGCAATCATATCGACGACTTTAAACATATCCATGTCATACGCTTCCTTGTAGAAGAACCAATTCTTCGCACTAAGCCCCGGCATCGGATAATACGTCTTGGAATTTCCGTATGTCCTTTCCTCTATGCGCTCCATAATAGGCATGACCGACGCAGTAGCAGACTGAACGTACGAAATAGATCCCGTCGGCGCAATCGCAAGTCTATACGAATGATAGAGTCCGTGGAGCATAACGTTAACCTCCAAGCGAACCCAATCGATGCGCTTCGGAATTTCAACGCCTTCAAACAGCTTCGCGACCTTCTCCGTTTTAGGACGGAAGTCCTCTGCGATGTACTTATCGAAGTAGCTGCCGTCTGCATACGTTGATCCTTCGAATCCCTCGAACGTGCTTCCGGTTTCCTTCGCAAGCTCCATTGACCGCACCAGCGACCAATAATTGACGAGCGCAAAGAATACGTTAGCGAAGTCGCGAGCCTCTTCCGATTCATAAGCGATCCCATTCTGCGCAAGATATCCGTGTAGATTCATCGCGCCCAGGCCGATCGAACGCATCTGACGGTTAGCCTTCGCGACTGCCGGAGCGTTCTTGATATTCGTTGATTCCGATACGACCGTCAGCGCATCGACTGCGAGCTTTACCGTTTGCTCGATCGACTTGTTCGCCATGACGTTCGCAATGTTCAGCGAGCCGAGATTGCACGAGATGTCGAGACCGATTGCGTCCGGTTCGCCGTAGTCGGTGTATTCGGATACCTGCGACGCCTGACAAATTTCTGAACAGAGGTTGGAAAATTTAACCTTCGAAATGTGATTAAGCGCATGTTCTCGGTTCACATTATCTTGAAACATTAGATACGGATAGCCTGATTCGGAACGCAGCACGGCCATCTTTTCGAGTAACTGACGTGGGTTAATGCGTTCCTTGCGCACCGCCGGATTATCTACGAGTTCATCGTACATTGCGCCAATATCCATGTCGTCAAGATGCGTGCCATATGCCTTATAAACCGTGTGTGGGTAGAAAACGTAAGCTGGACGATCTTCTCGCGCTAGTTCGATGAATTTATCCGGAATGACTACGCCGATCGATAATGTTTTGACCCGGACGTCTTCATCTGCCGAGATTTTCTTTGTATCTAGGAAATCGTTAATGTCCGCGTGGAATACGTTTAGATACGCAGCTCCCGCCCCAGAACGCGCGCCTTGCTGATCTGCATAGCGGAAGGCATTATCGAGGAGTTTCATGACTCCGACGACGCCCTTCGTTACGTTCTCGATTCCTTTGATCGATTCACCTTTCGCGCGCAACTTCGATAAATTCAAACTTACGCCTCCGCCGAGTTTCGAAAGCTGCATCGCCATGTCTACCGCGCGACTGATATCGTTCAAGGAATCGCCTATTTCGAGAAGGAAACACGAAACTAATTCGCCGCGTCGCTTCCGTCCGGCATTCAAGAACGTCGGTGTGGCCGGTTGATATTCCTGCCGGATCATCATTTCCGCAAACTCGATCGCCTTGGCTGCGTCTCCTTTCGCGAAGAACAGCGCACAGATGGCAATGCGGTCTTCGTAGCGTTCGAGGATCTTCTTCTTATCGTTCGTCTTGAGCGCGTAATCGTTGTAAAACTTGAACGCACTCATGAACGAAGGGAAACGGAACTTTTTCGCGTAAGCCGCCTTGTAGACCGCTTTGATTTCGTCGAACGTATACGGCTCGAAGACTTCGCGTTCGTAATAGTCGTTCTCGATCAGATAGTCGAGCTTTTCGCGCAGATCGTGGAAAAATACCGTATTCTGATTCACGTAATCTATGAAATAACTGCGGACGGCTTCGGCATCCTTTTCGAATTGAAAGCCGCCGTTTTTCCGTATCATAATTTCGTTATTAAGTTCGATATACTTCGCGTGCTTATTCGTCAATAGTGCTCACCCTTTCCGTAAATATCCGTATGTCCTCCGCCGTGCCCGCAAGTTCGAACTTGTGGACGATCGGCACTCCGTACTCTTCCGCAATCAAGTCCGCAGCCTTTGCGAAGTTGCCGCCCCAATTCTTGTTCCCCGACGCAGCCACGCCCGTCATTAGATCGCCGTTGTCCGCGAGGAACTCCCAGACGGTGCTGGCGACCTGTCCGAAGCCGTAAGTTCCCGTTACCAGTACGAACGGCTCCGTCAGCATCAAGTCCGACTTGATTTCGACCGCAGGCAGGCCGGTCTTGGATACGAATCGGCGGACGTTTCCGGCCAGCGAGTAATAGGCGATTAGCATAGCGACGCCACCAACACTCCGATAGGAATTGCGTACATAATTAGGACGACTACCTTTGCGAGCTTAGCTCTCGTGGTTTTCGCTTCGACCGTTAACCCAATCCACATAAAGAAAAGTAAGCACGCTATCGCAACGTATGTCATTCGGAATCATCTCCGTCTTCTAATTTCGATAGTTCGTACTGTAGTTCGTCGATTTCGTCCTCCACCGTCTCGATCGCATCTTCGAGGTACCGAATATCGTCTCGGAGATACTCGATCTCGTTCTCGTACGTATCAATTTCCGACTCAAGCTCCGCTATTCTGCTTTCGATTTCTCCGCGTGTCATTCGATCGACTCCCTTCGTTTTAATTCCGCCTCTATTTCGTCTTTTCGCGCCAGAATCCGGTCACGCTCGTTTTTCAATTCGCTCAGCTTCGTATCGTGCCGACTAATTACGTAATCAACATCGATAAGTTGTTCGTCAAGCCATCGCAAGGACTGCCGTAACTGTGCGGCCGGTACGCCGTAGCATTCGTAGGTCATCGAGTTTCCTCCTCTGCGTCCTTTTTAACGCGTTTGTGTTCGCGATAGGCGTCGTGTAGACGGACAGCACTGCCGCAGATAATTAGCGCTACTATGAAAACTGCTACGATACTAAAACGACCCAAACAATCGCACCAATAACCGGAATCGCGAGCAGAAAATTAGTGGCTAAATACCCGATAACTCCTCCCGTGACACTCAGAATGATTATTGCAACGATCGCTAACGCTTCGATAAGTCGCTGCTTAAACATTCGATCACTTCCCTCCGATCGTGTCGAGGATTTCTTTGATCGCGTAGTATTCCGGATTGATTAGTCCTTTGATTCCTTCGGTGATCGCGTAAATACCGAACCCTCCCGGAAGAACCACTGACAGACCGAAAGTAAGAGCCACGAAAAACCATTCGTAATCCCAATTACAATGCCGCTCCCCATACATCTTTATAGTCATCTTCGTAATTATGACTCCCGCAATAACTGCGATCATTAGAAAAACGAACCCGATAATCGAATCAGTCACACCGGTTGCGAATGCCTGCTTTACGAGAACTCCGTAAACATGTTCGGCTGCGACTCCGAGCTTTGCCGCCAGCTTATCGATATACTCCATCGCTTTATCCATTCGAATCACTCCTTCGGTTTAATAATCTTCTCGCGAATCAGATACGTCAGCGCCACCGCACAGGCATCGCTATGATCATCCGTTGCGAATTTGTGGTCGCCAGGAAGTCCGAGCCATTCGCGCACGCTCTCAGCAACTTGCGGCTTCTTTGCGTTTCCGTTTCCTGTGACCGTCTTCTTAACGTTGGCCGGCGTCACGTGGACATCGACTTCGTATCCGTATCGGTGCAGCGCCCGTTCAACCGACGACCATGTTCCGTGAATCTTATTGTTCTGCGCATAGTTGCGGCTCGGCGGCCATATCTCCCGCACGATTACGTCGAACGGCTGATTATCGCGAACAAATAGCAGTGTAAATGCTTCGATCTCCTCATACCGCAATGGCTGATCGGTTGATGCGGACGTTTTAAAGTGAGCGGATTTTATTAGGCGAGCTTTTCCGCCCTTTGCTTCGATGATTGCGAATCCTGGCGATGTTAACGAAAGGTCAAGGCCGAGGATTCGGATAGGCTTGGCGCTACTCATGCGTACCACCGACTGAATTCAATATCCTTCGTCTTTAACGCCTCCGCTGCCAGTTTTTCCGGGTTATCTGCGCCAGTTGCGATTGCCTGTAGCACATCGGCATGGAGAGCGTCCTCCATATTGTGCGCAACCTCATCATCTCCCCCTTCGGCCCATGCACGAATAATTTCAACTGCACCCTTTACGTCATCAACCGTCACTCATTCCGCCTCCCTTTCGCGAACTCTTTCGATAAATTCGAGCGCCTCAACGTACTGCCGTTTCGTAGATTCGTAGACGTTCGATCTCAATACTCGCGACACTTTTGCGCGAAGATCCGCCAGTTCTTCATCCGTTAGCGACTTCGCAATAGCCGTCTTGTATCCGTTAAACGTCCATCCGCTCAGATCCAACGGTAAAGGCGAGCCCTCCTCGACAGACTTGCGGATCTCTACGAATCTATCGAATAGCTGCTCGACGTCTTCTTCCGTAATTTCGATGCCGACGCCCGCATATCCGGCGACTTTTCGAATTCTCCTTCCGGATACACCCACGATTTCTTAGCCGCGTTCACATAAAGGATGACGTATAGGTCGACGCCGTACATCGGGCCGTAGGCGACACATTGCTTGACGTGCTTTTCTTCCGGCTGACGCATCGAATGGAGGGACGTCTTTGCGGCGGTCGTCTGCTTCGACTTAATTTCGAGGCCGACGCGCAGCACTTCGCCGTCTTCCGTTACATACCGCATGATGCCGTCGCAAGTTCCGTACAGATTGAACGAGTAGCCACGATGTGTGACCGGATGATTCTTTTTCGCGAAATCCTCGAACATTGGCGTGCCGTCTTCGTTCTTTTCGAAGCTAAACGGACAGGGGCGGCCGGTCTTCTTCTCGAAGTGTTTTTCCATAAAGAGAATGTCGCGCTGGATTACGTCCCCGATCGCTGTACCGATTCGAGTCCATCGCCCTTGATACGGAGGCTTTTTCGTTTCGTCTCTCGGAGATCCGATCGCTTTATGGTAAAGCTCGCGCGGGCAAGAGTTAGCAGATGACGGCGAGAAATACGGCTTCTTCGGAAATACTTTCGGAGCATTGGCGTACCATTTATGAATCTGCGCGTCCAGGGCGTTATCCCACGTCTCCGGCAGCGAGTGCCATTCGTTTAGATATTCGACCAATTCGTCCGCAATCTGCTGCGCGTATGTGGTCGGTTCTTTTATGTGTGCCCGCAGTGAATTTGCGGCTGATCTTCCGTTTATATTCGTCAATTAATCGTCTCCCTTCGTTTTAAACCACTCTTCCACGGGAACTCCTTCGCCCCATCTTCGCATTACTTCGATGTCTGTTCCGTTAGGCACAACGTCTCCCCATCGGTAAGAATTAAGCATGATATCGCGAATGTCTTGCGCTTCTTCCCACGTAAAATCTTCCGGAACTTCGAAAATTAGTTCGTCATGCACCGTTGACCACAGCGCCCAGCCCGGTTTGTTAGCGCAATATTCATGAGCCTTAATCATCGTGACCTTCGTTTGTATAGACGACGATCCTTGTACGCGAGCATTGGTCGCCTGCCTCAAAGCGCGATTAATTCGTGAGTTATGTTTCCTTGCGTCCTCATATTTCGGATCATTCCATTTTCCGTACGGAATGTTTTTGCGTGGTAATTTCGCGTCTGGCAGCCGGCGTTTTCTCGCCTTTAGATCGGCCCAAACATACCCGTTCTTCCGCACAAATTCTTCGTTCTCTTTGAGCCACGCAGACAACTTCGGCATACTTCCGAATAAATCGTTCTTAAATTCTGTAGCTTTTTTCTTTGACGTGCCAAGCATGCCCGCAAGAGAGTAATCACTCATGCCATAAAGAGTTGCCAACCAAGCGACCTTCATATCTTTGCGCGCTTTTGTATCTGACCCGTCCGGATTCTTGTAAACTTCTACATATGGACGTTTGTAAAAGTTTGAGGCCATCGTTGCGTATGGATCAAGATTCTTCAAAAACGCATCAATTAGTACAGGTTCTCCCGATAAGTACGCAACACAACGGATTTCCTGTGCTTTAAAGTCAGCGCCCACTAACACCTTTCCAGGAGGAGGACCGAACATAGGTCGTGCTTCTTGCGGTTGGTTTTGTACGTTGAACCCTTGTTCCGTTGTATCTTCTTCGCCCTTACCGGAACTAAATCGCCCTGTAACGGTTCCCATCGGATTGAATCGCGAATGCCACCGCTTAGTTGTTGGATTCTGCTTTGTCGGCAACGTATCAATATACGTACCGCTCAACTTAACGATATTTTTATACTCAAGAAGTTTCGCGACGATCTCGTAGTCGCCCTTTAACGGCTTTAATGTCTTCTTTGCGTCCATGTTCGGAAGCTCTTTGCCGATCGCCTTCGAAAGTGCTGGACGCATCTGCTGTGTCGAGTTTAAATTTAACGGACCATCACCTTCATGAAACGGCGATAACTCCGAAATTAATTCCTTTCGCAACTCTTCCGCACGCTTATGAAGATTTTCACCGTATTCCTTTGCGAAATCCAAGTCGAGGATATATCCGTTAGCCTCTAAGTCGACAATTACATATAGCAATGGAATTTCAACGGTTTGGTAATATTCCAAGATCGTAGGCAATTTTTCCATGTGATAATGTTGAAATACATACAGCTTCCACGTTAATTCCGTATCCTTAGCTGCGTAAACTAGCGCGATGTCTAACGGTACTTCTCTGAATTGTGCGTCCCTACCAAACAAAGCGTCGAACGTATCTGCCGGTGTTTTTAGATATTTAGGCGCCAAGTCTTTTAATTTAAACGATCCGGCACCGCCCAACGTGCGATCACCTTCGTTTTCATTTAGCATGTGCATCGCAGTCATCGTATCCCAAGCCACGCCTTTTAAGTCGAAACCGTGCCGTCGGAACATCGCAATATCGAATATCGCGTTGTGCAGGACTTTTCCGATCGACTCATCGTTAAATATCGGCGCCAACCCTTCGAGTACGTATTCGCGACTTAGTTGCTCGCAATCGACGTGATCGACCGGTATATAAACGTGCCAGTCAGCGTTTGGGAGCGTAAGCGATAGCCCGACAATGACATCCGTATAAACATCAACGCCGGTCGTTTCGGTATCAACTGCGATAATTTTTTCGTTACTTAATGCCTCAATTAACGCCTGGAATCGGGCTTCAGTCGTAATTAACTCGTAGTTTTCCGGTGTATTCTCGACCATCTTCCGCAAGGTTTCTTCGCGCTGGGATTCTTGCAGCGTCTTCCATAAGCGCATGGCCTCCGCCTTGCTGAACGCTTTCGGATTTCCGGCCTTGTTTACGCAGTCAGACGGATTCCTGGCGAGCTTGCCCGCGTCCATTGCCGCCTTGACTTCGTTTAATCGTTGGCGGTCAGTTTCCGATAGCTTGCTTGCGAATATGCGGCGCCAGCTTTCCTCGATCGGTTCGGCCGTTTTCGCCTTCTTCTTCCGCTTGGCTGTTTCGGCAACTTTTCCGTTTTTAACTTCGTCATTTTTAGGTGTCAAAGCGCTAAGATTCAACTGCAGATTTCCGAGTTCCATTCGCATCCTCCTTTCTCGCGTGATGGGTTCGGACTACTTTTCGCCTTTGTCTACCGCGACCACGATGCCGAACAAAATAATCGCTAATGCCGCCATAGGAAGCGTGATTAACGTCTCTTTATCAATGTTCAATCCCGCTGAGAACGCCAACCCCACGCCCAATACGTACGATAATATACGCTCTGTCTTCTGGCTCATAAATCGACCTCCTCCGTCCATTTCCGTTTGTATTCCGCCTCATTATCCGCATACCAATCCGACCAGCAAGCGTTGTCGCAAAAGTACCGGTCGAAGAGCAAATCGTATGTCACGGATTGCCCTTCGTTGATTGCCCGGTTACAGGCGGCGCAGATGGCGGCAGGCTTAGCGTTCAATTACTCGTCGCCCTTTCGATCGAAACGCGCTTCGACTGGCGCGATTAGTTCGATGCTTGACTGGTTTTCTGTGCAATTTCCGTGGTTCTGAGTAGCGACTTTTACGCGACCGTCCTCGCCGACAGCCACAACCTCGCAAATTTCCCGATCATCTAAATACCGAACCATATCGCCTCTCTTATACTCGTCAACCTCGCGTCCGATTGCGGCCCATTTCTTACGCTCGGCGGCTGCGCGTTTTGCTTCGGCAACTTCTTCGTCAGTGGCGCGGACGAGTTCATCTTCGTAAAAAATTCCGGCTTCGTTTCCGTTTAATTTTTCGCAATGGAAAGGTGCGAAATCTTTGTCGTCTCTTTTTACTAGTACGATTTCATCAATTTCCGCATAATGACCGCTTTCGTTCCTGACCACCTTCGCATAATCACCGACTTTCAACCGCTCAGGCTTCGGCTCGGCCTCAGCGCTTGCGGCGCTTACTTTGCGATAGACTGCGTAAGTATCATCCGCTGAGGCATAGTTTTCGTCACCGACATCGTCAGTAAAATAGATATCTCCTAGCCAATCGACCTGGTCAATTTCGTACATCTTTTCCTTTGTAATATCGTCATCGTAAGTCTCGATAAACTTAACGTAATCGCCCGCCTTCGCTTCGCTTTTGTCAATCCGGATGTACTTCGGTTCATCTTCGCCTTTTAGCGCAGCGACGTCGGATTTTAATGCCGCGATATCCTTTTCGTTCGTGCTGACGCGATCTTCTAGTGACGGATGGGACGCGGAGACTTTGCGGAATAGGTCGTAGTTATGCCTAAACGAACCATCTCTATCGCCAACATCATCGAGAATTACAGCGTCCCCATCACGATCAACATCAATAGCTTTGTAAAAACTACCCTTAGTTGCATCGCGAAATCCATCTGTAATGGGTAAAACTAAATCGCCCGTTTGCGCGGGGCCTTCCACGCGCTCATACTCCGCACCGTCATACGCAACCTTCGTAATTTCCCCGTTCACCATATCGAGAGTCTTAACGCAGTCTAATTTCGCCATCGAATCGTCCTCCTTTTATTGACCGTCCGACCCGGTAAGGTCAAACCGCCTCCGCTTTGTTATTTTCCGCAAAATCTTCCCGCATGAAATTCAGATCCATTTCGACCCAGCGCTTGCCTTCCTTTACTGACGGCCCCCAATAGTCGGTAATGCCGCGATTATCGAACATCCAAACGCGAGGGAATTTTCCCTCACCGATCAGCACGCCGATGAAGAAGTCGACGTCGTCCGTCGTATAAGGCTGACCGTCTCCTTTGCGCCCTTCTACCGTTAAATAGCCGCGGTCTTCCCGACGATCACGAATCGTCTTAACCTGAAACGTCTTCCATTCGCCAGTGCCCGGATCTCTTGCGCTGATATCGAAGGATTCTTCCGTCTCCGCTTTTGATACCGCCTGCCACCCGCTAGCCAATAAAGCTGCGCGGGCGATCAGTTCGGAATATTTGCCGATAATTTCGGTTTGATGCGCCATTCAATCGGCCTCCTTTATGCTATTGATGCGTAAAACTCAGCGTAGGTCTTGATGTAGTCCCATCGGTCAATGAACTTATTGTATTTACTGTTTCTTCCCATATTAAGAGTTACTGCTTCAACTAAGTGCGAAGGTATAATAAAGATATTTTCCACCTCGTCCTCTTCGGTCAGCGCTACACATATATACAAGTCGCAAGTTGCATGCTTTTTCGAAAGTGGGAATGTGTGCGCTCTGGACGGGAAATGATGGTGGGCTGAACATGACTTGACATCAATTTTGACACTACCATCGACCATGAGATCGTAAGGATGTCTCGTGGACATGTCTTGTACGTCGTACCCTTTCTCTTTGAGTAAATTCTTAATGTACGCCTCATACCGATCTCCCTTTCGCGTCTCACCATCGCTCTTCATTTGAAGGCCCAAACGTTGCGCCCACCCACTGTATTTCAAAGTTCTTGATATCCGTACGTGAAGGCTGTTCTTTCCAATAGCTTGTAACTCAGGAGCTGTAGGCATCCTATCGATACCAAGAACTCTCATACTGTCTTTGATAGCTGCCTCGACAAGATCATCCGTCCAACGAACTCTGCTCAAAATGGAAGCTCACTTTCGTCGATTTCTTCGTTAGATTTTTCGTTATCCGACCCGGCTCCAAGCGATAATCCGATAAGGCTGATATCGAATCCAGCTGCGACTAGATTTTCGATCTGCGTCTTTTCGTCAGCTTCGAAAAGGAGTCCATCGAACAAAGACATATCGAATTCTTTGCCGTCGTATTTGCTGAAGTTCTCGCGTTCCTTATCCGTTAAATCCTCTTCCATATCGATAAACGGCGTTAAGCTGACCGTCGTTGATGTTCCGGAACCTGTTTTCGAAAGCTCAAACGCAACCTTTCCGAGTTTCTTTTCAAACTTCGTGATAACTGCGTAAACGGCCTGCGCTTGCTTTTTCGAAAGGTCGATGATGATTGGATTACCGGTTTCTAAGTCGATGAATCCGAGTGCATAACGTTCTTTGACGCGATACTTGGCGGCTTCTTCCTTGTACTTCTCTTCCGCTTTTGAGTCGCCCTTATCCGCAGCCGCCTTCTTTAAATCCTGATAATACTTCCAAGCGAGATCCCACGGTGTATAATCCGCAACCGGAAAGCCTTTATCGTTCGTTTTGCTAGGATTCTGCGCAACGAACGAGTTTACTTTCTTGTAGATACCGTAGCTGTAGAAACGAATAAGGTCTTCGGTACCGAGTACACGAACCTTAAAGGAAGATCCCGACTTAAAACTCGTAAATTCCATCCCGTTTCCGCTTCCGCCTTCGTTCGTTGAGTTTAAAGCGTTGAGCGCCGCCGCGCCTTTTTGAAATTGACTCATTCGATTTCCCCCTACGTTTTAATTTTGAGGCTTTTCGCCCTCGCAAAATGCCGGTACCTGCGTCCGAAACGCCGCCAGCGCTAAGCCGTAGCGACGCGACTCTGTTACTTAACGTCCGCCCCGACATTCTCCGAGCGCCGGGCCGCATATTCGCCGCCCTCATTCGCTCTCTTCGCGATTAACTTCGTAAATAAGTCCGCCAATTACAAGCGCTGCAATGACGCCAACAATTTCGATTAACCATGCGTTAGACATAGGCGGCAACTCCTCTCGCTGTACGCGTCAGTTCGCGTCTTAATTCGTGCGATTCCGTCGGTAATTCGTCCATACGCATACGCACCGCATTAATTCGGGCCTGCAACGCCAATTTAGTCGATAATGACCGGGCGCGAGAAAGGCGGTCTTCTAAATATCCGATCTCTTCTTCGAGTTCATCGCGAAACTTATCGATCCTAGCCACCTCTTCCGTAATTTGTTGCGACATTTTCGTAATTTCTTCCGTAATGAAATTCGTCACTTTACGCCGAATTCGATTGATGCATCCTTTATTCGGTGGGATTACGGTTTTAACAACGTCTGCATCTACCGCAAGCATGAACGTTGCTCCACGATGGGAATACATCCGAGCATCTTTTCCGTTGTTGTCCGGACCGATGCCGCAGTAAATCGCATTAGATAACATCTGCGACGCCCATGCTTCCGGCGTTTGGTTGCCGATCTTAAAGCGCTTGGTAATTCGTTTCTTTGCGTGGTGGGATAGCGTTACTTTCATCCGACTCGCACCGCCTGAATCGAAAGTGGACGGTAGTAGTCCGCCGGATCTTCGTCGACCGGCCATGCGCCTTGATATAAAATTTCGGTAAGTTTGCGCTGATCTAGCGCTGGATACGTATTGAAATCGGTAATTTTGGGGATATTCATAGTACGTTCGCCTCCATATATTTTAGGTAAAACGTACTAGTTCGGAGGGTGTGTTCGCATACTGTTCGCTTGTCTTTTGCCAACAGATTAGATATGATGAGGATGTAACTACGCCCTCCGAGGCTAGTTGCGTTTTAGAAAGAAACTTTATGCTGTTAGTTGGTTCTGACAGTGTACCCTGAACCGCCGGATGAACTTACGATGAGACTCGGGATTTCCGCCAAATCGCTTCGCCAAAAGCGATGATATTTCCGAATCGTTTGTGCATCCTCGGTTCCAAATTGCCAATATCGTTTTTTTTCGTGGATCGTCCTGCGCCAACAGGGCGATCTTTTCTTTTAATAAAACCTCGCCTACGACGTTCGCCGAAATGTCTTCAGGTTCCCATACAGTTCCATCCTCACCTTCGAATGAGGTGTCGTATCTGATTCTTCTCTTTTTCCCGGTTAAAAAGTCAGCTCTTACACTTCTGATTATCTTTTGAATGAGAGCTTTCTTCTCTCTCCCGTTGTCTCTGAATGCCAACAAAGCTTTTCCGATTCGCCAATAGCATTCTTGCTCAAAAGAAGTGAAATCTGGAATTAGATGAGCGATTCTTTCTGACTCCCTTATGACATATGGAACGGCACCGCTCTCCAAAGCAATTTTAATCCTATTCAATTGTTTTTCTTTCAAATGTTTTTCCTCCTTTGCCCTACACTATATAACACGTAGTTGGCATTTACTTTTGGGACATCGTTTCCGGAATTTTTTCTTATCTTTATTTTTTTTTGCTAATTATTTAGCTTTTTGTTGACATAAATTAAAGAATATTGTAGAGTATAGACATATCTAAATAAACCCTACAAAAACAGCCTGAAACGTTGGGAGACGTAGCTTAAGGCTTTAATTTGTAGTGTCTAAGAAGCTGAATAAATAGCTTATGAACACAGTTTATTAAAGATTTCTTTAAATGTCAACTTGTTTTTTAAAGATTTCTTTAGTTTGTTTTCATGAGCCATTAAGGATGGTTGATATGATTACGTTTGAAAGAGTTAAAAAACTTTGTAAAGATCGAGGCATAAGCCTCTCAAGACTAGAAGAAAATGTAGGATTCGGAAAAAACTCTACTTATTCATGGAAGCAGAATAACCCTTCGAGTGACAAACTCAAAAAAGTAGCCGACTACTTCAATGTATCTGTTGACTACCTACTTGGCCGTACCGATGATCCGAAAATACAAGGCCAATACGACATAGATACTATAGCCGCTCATCACGATGGTGAAGATTGGACAGAAGAAGAGTTAAGGGAGATCGAACGTTTCAAAGAGTTTGTCCGCTTAAAAAGAAAACAACAGGAGTAGTTGAGATGTACGAAACATTACTTTCGGAGGCTACTCACCTTGGTATAGACACCTATGAAAAACAAATGCCTCATAGACTCAAGGGATTGTACTCAAAAAATGTTATTTTGATTAATAAAAACATGGAGACCTCTTATGAAAAAAACTTGCATACTTGCCGAAGAACTTGGTCATTATTATACATCGAGTGGGGATATAGTTGATCAAGATACAATTGAAAAGCGAAGACAAGAAAAAAATTGCGAGAACGTGGGCTTACGAAAAGCTAGTACCTTTGTCCAAAATTGTTCAAGCCCACAAAGAAGCTATAAGAAATAGGTATGAGCTTGCTCAGTACCTTGAGATTACAGAAGAATTTTTAGACGACGCCATTAAGCGCTATAAAGAAAAATACGGTGCTACTGTTAACTATGGTGGATACACCATTTGTTTTGAACCACTTGGTGTAATAGAGTGGTTTGACAATTCTTTTTAACCTAAAAAGCGAACATACATTCTTTTTAAGGAGATATGGACGACCTGTATGAATGGATCGTCGAAGACTAATCGGTAGTCGGTCGTTGACGGGATTAAGTGTCGCCCGTCAACGAAAAACTTACCCGTTTAGGTAACTCCAGACGCCAGCTCTTAACGTCCTCCGCACGCTCATACACCGCCTTCAACTCCGCTCTTCCCTTCGCAATCAATAGTTCATTCGCATCCTTTCCTTCCGTAATATACCCGTGTGCCAGTCCGACTTTCCCGTATAAATAACGCTCGACCTCCGCACGCAACTTCTCGCCAGCCTTATCGTTATCCGTCACGATTGTTACGTGTTCGATAGGAGACTGGACGATGATATCCGCCTTCCTTTGATTGAACGAAGACCCACCGGTCCCGATCGCCGGCACTCCCGCCGTCATCCACGATTGCGCATCGATCTCCGCCTCGCATAAGACAACGCGTGTCAGCCGCCGATCATATACGACGTTCATTCCGTAAACAAGGTCCCGTATCGGCCAGCCGCCTTTGACGTACCAGAACGCCTTGCCCCGCGTTGACCGGTACTTTACGTTAGCAAGCCGACCGTTCGGCAACCGCCAAGGCAGCGCAACCGCACCGCCAACCATTCCGACGTTCATTAGCCGCTGGACAGCCGGCATGATCCCGCGCCCTTTCAGATAATCGTTAGGACCCGCAGCCACGTCGTCGAGAATCGATTCTCTCAACGGTTCGCGATTCTTGGCGATCTTTAGCTTCGGCATCCTCAGCGTGAGCTTTCCGTCTTCCAATTCCGGCGCATACGAATCGATGAGGTATTCGACCGTCTCTTCCTCGGTTTCTTCGCGCAAGAAGGCGAGTAGCTTTACGAAGCCGCCCCGGGCATACTCTGCGTCATAATAGCCGCTATCGCCCCAATAGCCGGCCTTTGCGGTCGCCGTGTCTTCGAGGTATACGTAAAAGCTCGGCGTTCGATCATAACGGAAAGGACTTGCGGCCAGAAGGCGATCGTCAGTCCATGTTGGCCGCGTCCATTCGAACTGTTCGAGTTCATAACGTATGTCGACGTCGACCGGGCGTCCATTTAACGTTAAAATCGGCACTTTCGTCTCACTCCCTTCGTCCTAAAAAGCCGGATTGTTCTATATATTACGTCCTGATTTTTGAAAAATCCTTCGGAATTTGTCGAAAGTATTCAGAATATTTAGTGGTAAATGTTGACAATATCCGCCGATAATTTCCATCGTTTTAGAAATCGAACTGTGACGCTACCTCGGCGCCTGTTTCGGGTTGTTTAATAACGCCAATCTGCGGCATATAGATAATCTCTGCACTCTCTCCTTCGCCTCCATCACGTCCTTTATTGATTCCGATTAAACCGCGACCTTGCTTCCAATCCGTGTCAACCGCAATTAATGTTGCAGCATCTTGAAGTAGTGCTTTCGTTTTGGATACGTCTTTCCTTTGCGGCAATTTTAACTCTCGCGTACCGTCTTCTTCTTTCCTTTCTTCGACTTCGTCAGCTTGAGTTATCGCAAGAATTACAGGTTTTGCTCTACCGGCTAATCTCCGGACACTTTTCGATGTTGCTGCCGCATCTCCGCCGGCTGTTTTAGACGTGTTCTTTTCGTAATCCATATAGTAAAAAGGATCGATCAACACGACGTCAGCCTTCGTTTTTTCAATATCGGCCCTTAAATCTCGAACAGATCGCGAATGGAAGTCCTCATCATCGACTCCACGAACAATGATGTTTCCGGGAATAATCTTATTTAGATTGTCAAGAAACTTCATAAACCCTGCCTCAAACTCTTCTGACAGTTTGGCGTATTTTACATCTTGCGAATTGAAACCGGCTTCCATATCGACACCGTCAAGAGTCGCAGTCGTCACGCCTTGTTCTGCTGAGATAGAGACGTAAAGCCTGACAAGAACCTCGTACCAGCCCATCTCCATCGACCAAATTAGTACGTTCGCCCCCTGCATCGCGAAATTAATTGCCTCCGCTAGTGCAACCGCCGATTTACCCCGGCCAGATTTCCCATAAATGACGTACACGTTCGACGAAACATAGCCGCCCATAGCACGGTTTATGAAATCGAATTTGCTGCGCCAGATCCGGAAAGACTCGCCAGCTTTGCGGTTTTCATATTCGGCTTTGAACTTGTCGATATCTCGTTTTATATCGATACCGATCGTATCACGAACGTTTGTTCTAATTTTAATCCTTTCGAGTTCATCCGTCAACCATGAAAATAATTCTTCCGGACTATCTTGCGAATTATTAAAGCGCTCCGGAAGCTCTTTTTCCGCAAGTTCTGCGAATTCCAACATCGCTGCTCGATTTTTCAATTTCTCCGCAAGGTAATCGTAACTGGCCTCGATGTTAAAATCCGGCTGGAAGTCCGGCACCTCATTCGCCACCATTTCGGCAGTCGGCGCCCGGCCTCCGTGTTTCTCTGCGTATTCCGTGATGTATCGTAGTGCCTTGCGTTCGCCTTCCGTCGGCAGATCCTCGGCGGAGATATTAAAGCGCAGCAACGCGTTCGGTTCGTTCTGTTCGATTACCTTCGATATCATTAAAACACCGTAGTTCATTCGCGATCCCTCCTCACTCTCTTAACGTAAATCACTCGGACGCCTCTTTTCCGCTGCTCCGCGATTTCAATTCGAATGCGGAAATAGTCGGAAGCCTCGCCGAACATATCCGCTATAAATTCCGCAGCGACACCGATGTAATAGAACGTCCAATCCAGCGCGGCAAACGTCCACTTTAGCGGATAGAGTAGCCGGTACATTATTCCGCCGCCTCCAATAGTTCAGGATTTTCATAGATATTGCCAATGACCTCAATAGAATCGAATTCAAGAAGCGACGTTTCTTCTTCGTAATCGAAAACCAGATGGTACCCGTATTCGTCTTTTTGATTGGGTTGAATCGCCTCAGCATAAAAGCCTATACATTCTGTCGGGCTATATTCCCCACCGCTTCCGTCCTGTTCGTAATGTCCGAATTTCACAGTAGCTTTAAAAGACCAGTATCCCTTGAATACCTCTAACACATCCCCTTCGTAAATCTCCCGGACGTTTACGTCCTTTAATCCGGTGTATTGCATCCAGATATATTCCGATACAAGGGTATATCTTAATCTGAAATTGACCATATCAACATCGGACGAGATAATACCATCCCAATAACATTCGCTGTCGTCCTCATTCCCATAAACCATGATTTCCTTTTCTTTGTTCCACGCCCGGAATTTAATTTCTCTCATCATCGCTCGACCTCCCGCTTTAATTTCGCCTTTGCCTCGTCCTGCTTCGCCTTATATTCCGCATCACCGTACATCGCTTCCAGACGCTTATAATCGTTCAACTCGTCAAGCAGCTCATCGATTTTCTTCGTCTTCTCTTTCGCTTGCTTTTTCGTCATGTCACCCCACGCCTTTTCGATTCCTTCGCGAATCTTAGTTACAAGATCTTCATTTGGTAACTCCGCAAAATGAAACGCCGTCCCCTCCGGCTCCGGATAATTTTCGTAATCAAAATCGTCAAGGAATCGTTCGGCGTACTGTTTGCGGCAGACCAACCGCAAGTCATCCGAATCAGCGACAATACATTCGCCGTTGATTGCGTCCGTCAGATCGAACTCGACGTAGGTAGAGACGCCGGTATCGTCCTCTTCTTCGACTTTCCTGCGCGCATCAACGTAGAAAATGCGGTCCGGGTATCCGTCTACTGCGACCAAGTCTCCGAAAGTGATGTCGGCTTTCATCTCCGCAGCCCCCTTTTCGATTCTCCTTCGAATTCAATTACGCGGCATAGGTCACGAATCCGGTCCGTCAGACGTTGCTCTCCGAAAACGTCCGGCAGCCGTTCGATCGCAATGTTGCTCGTGTATATCGTCGGAAGTTGATTCGTCACTCTCGCGTTAACTATTGCGTGAAGATATCCGCGAAATGCTGGCGTACAATCCCGCACACCTACGTCATCCAGCACCGCAAAGGGAGCCGACATCGCAAGCGTCATCTTACGTTGGAATTCCGCCAAGCCGTCCTCGTCATTCGTCATGGTTGCGAGGTTGAATTCCGTTTGCCATTCGTTCACGTCGAGGAAATAGGCCGGTCGCTGCAATGGTTGCTGCCCGCGTTTTAACGATCCGCTGTAATGGACGCGCAGCCATTCGTTAAGGAGCGCCGCCGCTGTCGTCGTCTTGCCGGTGCCGGAATTCGCGCTGTAGAGATACAACGACTTGATCCGGTCAGCCGGCTCGATATAGCCTTCCGTCTGCTCAAATTGGCGCTCGAACGTCTTGACGTAGTTTTCAACCGATTTATATACCGCAGGCTGATCCGCTCTGGCTGGCGAATTGGCGAGCGTTGTCATTCGATATTCTCGCGGTAATCCTGCCGCCGCAGATCGGCCGCCGTTTCCCGATGCGCCGTGCATTCCGATAAAAAACGTACAGTGTTGCGTGCAAGATGACGTGCCGGCCGCTTTGCATCCGTTAGCTAGGACGCAGTTTCTTTCGTTAGTCATAGTCGCGAACCTCCTTACGATCAATTCGTTTTCGTATAGTGCGCTCGTGCTTCGAACGCATCCTCTTGTCAGCGCCTTTAACTCTCAGTTCGGAATACATACCGTCATATGTCCAATCATATCCGCTGTATTTCTTAAACACCGTTGTCTTTAGGCGTCTGTGAAACGTCACTCTCGCTCCTCCTTTCGTTAGAGCAATTCCGCAAGCATATACGTTATTAATTCGACTCTTCTGCGTTGCCTATAAGAACCAATGTAATAGTCGCTGGAATGAAGTTCCTCCGTCAGAGCTTCGATCTTATCGATTAACTCATCCGTATGACCCTGTCGTTCGGCCAACTTCGTAGCCTCAACATATTCCGGCGTGCCAAACGTTAAATGTCCGATATTCATTCGCCCACCCCCGTCCGGCTGTCGTCGATGATTTTTCCGCGTTTGACAGCAATAGATGTAAGCGCAGCTCTTCCGCCCCCTGTCGGTTCACCATCGGCAACTACAGTCACATAATCAATTGTTTTATAGACTCCGCGGTAAGCGACAACATCCCCCACACGAACCTCAGTCGGCTGCGGTGCGTTAAGATATTCGTCAGGTACTTCGAGTCCAAGTGCGCGATGGAGAGCGATGGCTTCTCCGATATGGATGTTAAAGCAGTCGTCCGGCGCACATATTGCCGTTCCATAAAACGCAGTCCTGCTATTCGGTTTCTTTGCGACCGCCTCTACGGTTCGACTTTCACGGTTGATATCGAACGTAATATCGAAAGTCTGTAACATTCTATTAATCATCCTGAGGCGTTCAACGTCCGCCTTCGCCTGCTCAACGATTTCATCCCGGCGTTCTTGTGCGGTCTTTTCCTGTGGCCGCGTATAAGTCACATCCATGCCCGCATCGAATTTTCCTTGCTTATAACCTTCGCCATAAGAGCGCAGTCTGATCGCCGTCAAAACAGCTTCCCCATGCTCGATTAGCTCATCGTATCCCATTGCGTCCAAATCAATTTTCATTTCGTCAGCCTCCTCGTTTTTAACTTCGTTATTTACGATTACTTCGTATTGCTCGTTGTTTAAATATATCGGCCATTCTCCCTGCTTTCGCACTGCGACGCCGTGTTCATCGCCACCGCCTATAACCGGAACCACATCGTGAAGCATGTACTTTGGTTCGTTAAAATCGTCGAGAATTAATACTTTCTCGCCAACTTTAGCCGGACGTTTTTCTGTGATGATGAGTTCGGCGTCTTCTTTTCGAATTGCCGTTAAACTCTCATCTCCTCTTCGCACTGTGTAGAGGTTAGCTTCGCGTTCAACCTCGAACACCTCCCCGATCTTATCCGCATACCAATGTGAAGGTTTTTTCGCCTTCAGAATCCGCACATACTTTTTCGTTTTAGTCATTCCGTAACCACCTTTCGCCTGTTCTAATCGCTATCTCCGCATGTTCCAACGTCAATGGTTCCGCACCTTCATCCGTCATAAACAGCGCATGACCGACTCTTCCGCGCTCTTTGTACCACATCATAACGATATAGCCCCCGTACCCTTCGTAAGTTGCCGGCGCATAATTGTCGCTTAAAGGCACGTATCCTATTGAACCGCAAGAATCATCGTCACGATCAGAATTCCCGAGTCCCTCCGATAACCTACGTAATTTACTCATCGTTGCGCAATTCCAATTCTTCGGTGAAAATACGCCATTTTCGAAAGCACAAACCGGATCTGATCCTTCCCACGTTTTTCCGCGTTCTTTACACAATCTACATACCATCTCGCAATCCCTCCGTTTAATAAAAGTCGTCGCCGATTTCCGCCTGCTGCTCCCGTCGTTGCTGCGCCGCTTCTTCGGCCCTGATTTCCGCCACTGCCCGCTGCAAATTCCGTCCCATATACGTCTGCATAAATCCGAAGCTGATACCCGGCCATTCTGCCGTAGGCCTGTATTGCGCAAAGCACAGATCGATGAACCGCTTCGTTACTTCCGGCCCGTATTCGCCTGGCTTCCGTTTCGTTCCGACCCAATGACCGAGCATTCCCGCTTCGGCTTGGTAGCCGCGAAAAGGTACGTACGGGACGCCGTAAAGCCGTTCGTGCTCCGCTTTGAGGTACGCCTGGAAATCGCGCGTGTTCCACTTGGCGACCGGCTTTGAGTCATACGTTGTCATCTTCGTCATCCTTTCCGTAAAGGAATCGATAAACTTCACCGTACACTTCGTATTCCGTTCCGTATCGCATCTTGCTAAGTAAATTCTCGACTCGATCGATAATTAACGTTGCCTCTCTTAGTTCTTGTTCAACCTCCGCAACGTAGTCGAGTAACTCCGGAATGTCTTGGCGTGCGTTTGCGATGAAATCTGCGTCTTCTTTCGTTACTGCCGCCGCAACGCCGTCCCAATGTGTTTTTACCCAATAGCGAAGATTTTCGTTTCCCGGCCACTCACTATCATCTGCGGCCCAATAGCTCTCCGTTGTTGCTTCCACACGCTGACGGATCGCTTCGAGTTCATCTTTTGTCATTACGCACTCACTCCTTCGATTTTGATTCCGAGGCAGTCGAGTGTATTTCGGACTCCTTCCGCAACGCCTGATGTGTAAAAATCGTCCTTACTGCGAGGCATGGATTGCTCATGTCGCTGGTAATTGGCCGCGTAATACTCCCGCACCTTCTCCTCCGGTGTCTTTTCGACTTCATATCCGTTGATTAATGCGGCTGCGATCGTCATTAGGTCGAGGTCATTCAAACACGAGAACATATCCGCCCAAGGATCGTCTACTTCCGTAAGAACGTTCGCATGGTCAATTAGAAAGCGATTATATAGCTTCGGACCTAAATCTAACCCTTGACGGACATAACACTTGATGCCTTCTTCGATCGCCCTCGCCTGCTCCTTCGTAATTACCGGCCTTTTAATTTCGCTCATCTTAGCGCCTCCTTTGCGTGTAAATTTATTTCGTATAGCTCAGTAATCGGAACTAAATCGACTGGTTCTTCGGGAAGCTCCGACTTCGATTGGATTAATTTCAGCGCCTTCTTCAGCCGCTCGTTTTCCGCAATCAATCCGGCAAGGGCACAACGTAGGTCTGCGATTTCTTTAGTTTCCGGAAACAGATCGAACGTCGTCAACTCACGCTCTGATCCGTCTTCCTCCTTGATAAAAACGCCGCCCTCTCCCGGAGCAACCTCCCGCACCTCAATGCCGAGTTCCTTTGCGACCTTGATAATGTGGTCTATATCGAATTTTGGAACGATCATTTTAACGCCTCCACTCATCGTCTTTTTTGATAACCGTCAGACCTTCCTCGCTTCGTTTGGTGTTTTCCTCCGCAATCTCGGCTAATTTCAAACGCTGTTTGTCGGTGAGCTCCGAGATTCGTCTCGTATCCTCCGCCACACTATCGCCGCCTCTCCGTCGTTTTAACGTTATCCCTTACGATTGCCCTCGACCGTCAGCAAAGCCGCTAATTCCCCGCGAAATTCCCGTATAATTCGTGCGAGCTCTTCCAGCGTCTTGGCGTCCGATAATTTAACCCGCCGATCCATGACGAACATGATTGCGCGATCAACCGATGAGAAGTACGCGATCTCTCGCCAACGTGCGATCGGTGACGGATCAAGGTCGGGATTTTCGGCAAGCCGCTTCGGCCAGTTCGGCGCTTTCGTTGGATCGGTGAAATAGCATTCATTTACGATGATATTGCGTTCGTCTGACGAGAGTTTGTAATCGGGGGAAATCGGGATTTCAATCGGCATGGATTTCGTCAGCTCCTTCGTTAGCTTTTCGTTTGTTAATCTCGGCAATTGTTCCGTCCTTATAGAAAATTCGTGCGTCTGGCGTCGTCCATCCGTATTCGTCCGCTAGGAACTGAGCGTACTGTTCGATACTTTCGAATGCAATTTTTCCGGAGTAGTTTCGGAATATATAATCGGACCATACTGGTGCAGTGTGAATCGGATAATTACCGTATCGCGCCTTCCATTCCTCCTCTTTTTCAGGCGAAGCTATATTCGAGTAAACCCCTGCTTCCCATCCTTTTTTGTTAATACGATCTAAATCGACTGGGTCTGCGATTCCCCAACGATCTCCACAACAGTCGCAGTCAATACCTTCGCTTACTCCGTTCCAGTAGACGCCAAGGCCTTCTGCAATTGTGTCCGCTTCTTCGTAAGAATTCGCCTCAATGAAGATCCGGTGACAAAGTTTATCATTCGTAATGAAAGACCCACCGCTATTGTTCTGTGTATATTCGTAAAAAGCCATACTATCGTACTCCCTTCGTTATTATTAAAACCTAGCAATTCGTTCGCATACGCTCACTCTTGCAGATGTTATTAATCGCGATACATCTTTAATAAGACTATCCGCGCGAATGTATATGAGCGCTATTATTTATCTAGTTATTAATGGCTCTAGTTAAAAGATGGTTCTTGTTAGTGTGCTGTCTAGCCATATATGGCTCAGCCGTGTGCGGTTACTCGTCACAAGGCTCCGACAATTCCTCCGTGTCCCCGTCAAAAATCGCAAGCTGGCTGATCGGCATGATCGTGTATCGCGTGTTTTCCCATCGCTGAGTTTTCGGATCTCTCGTCTTCTGCTTGACGACTAATGGGCGCCCCTGCCAACGATAATCACACAGCGCCTTGATGCGTTTGTTTGCGGCCTCTCTTCGTACATTCAGCGCCTTCGCGATCTGATCCTGCGTTGGATAACATTCGCCCTTTTCGTTCATGAATGACGAGAGGACACATAACGTTTGCCAACGATCGGCTCCGATGTCCGCAATCAACCCTTTCTTGACGGCATCGACGTACATTTTGACGAAGATACGCGTTTCGGACTTGCCGGACGTCAGATTATATTCGGACTGCGATTCGACTGAGACAAGTCGTTGATGTTCGTTTGTCATACGTTTATCACCCCGCAATCTCTTTCGTAACGATCTCCGGAAATTCTAAGTAATCCGAAAAGTATAACGGTTGTTTGCTTCCGCCATATCCGTTCATATCGACCACCTCTCGAAGCATAATCGAAATTTGCGATTTCCCTTGCCACACATCGTAAGGAAGGTACGCAACCCGTCGATTCTCTAAATCCACGATCGCAAGTATGTCGTAATCCTTCTTCGTGTATGGACGGCTTGCTCCGTTAGATTTTCGATTATCGATCCTCATCCGATATCCGTCGTGTTCCATATTCGTTTTGACTTGAATCTTCGTAAATACTCCGTCTACATCCGCAACGATGTCGTAATGGACCCACGGTATGTCCGGACTAAGGCTAACGATTCCCTTCTTCGCCAAATCAGCACGGACAATACTTTCTGCTGCATATCCGCAAAAATTACGTTTGCTTACGGCACCCATCCGGCCACCTCCTTCACGAAATAATACCCGCGACTTTTCAAAACCGCACAATAAATACGAAATTTTTCGCCTTCACTTATAAAACACGTAGTCAATCTTTATTATTGGGACATCAATTCCGAAAATTTTTTCGTGTTCAATAATAGATGCGTATGTAAATTCGAATCGGCAACGTTTTGGGCAAAAAAATAACCCCGCCTTAAAAGACGAGGTTAATTCATTACACGTCGAGCTTGTCGTTTTGGCTTGCTTTATTAAACTGTTCGATTATTACATCATCTACATAGTCAAGGTAGACTTGCGTTGACTCTAAGTCTGCGTGCCCTAATATTTTTTGTAACGACCGAATATCGCCCCCGTTGCGCAAGTAATTGATTGCGAATGTATGTCGAAGACTGTGGATGCTCGCCCTACACTCGTTTTTCAAATTTGCTAACTTAGCGTACTTATCCGCACGCTTCCTTAGGTGATCTTTAGCTACTTCCTCCCCGTATTGATTAACGAAAACTTTTCCTACGTTCCCAAAATATTCGGTTGTCTCTATGAGAAGTTGTTTTAGAAGCTCGGCAACTTTGTCCGTCATGGGCACCATTCGATTCTTTCTGTTCTTATTAATCGCCCCAGGAAGCATGAGCACCTTATTTTCAAAGTCGATATCATCCGGATTAAGACCTTCCAGCTCATTCGAACGCAGGCCGCATTTTAACGATACATAGAACGCTACATAATCTCGGAAACCAGCATAAGTATCCTTGTCAATTACGCCAAAGAAACGTCTTACTTGTGAATCGGTCAGGCTCTTTATTTTCGTTTGATCGACACGCAGTTTCGTAATTTTCTTGGCGGGGCTTTCGTTTATGATTTCTCGCTCCACCATTCGGCTAAATATCGACTTGATGCCGCCAAGCCTAATATTAATCGTAACTGGTGATAGCTTGCGTTGCTTTAACATTATCGTGATATAACTACGAAAATGATCTTCGCTAACAGACGTTACAGGGTCCGTCATACGAATCCCTGTTACTTCCGTAAATTCGTCGAAATATCTTCGATAGTCATTAATCGTTCGATCGCGGTAGTTCTCGGTTGTAAACACCAAAACCACCGCATCTAGAGCGTCTTGAACGGTCATATAAGACGGTCTCAGCTCCGTTTGACTTACATCGCGCCGGTATCTAACGCCTTGCTTTCGTCTAATTATCGCCAT